GTTGTTTTAATATTTGAGCTCAAAAGTATAAGGCGATAACCAATTCAAACCAATGGCAGACATAGGCAAAAACAGACTTTGTTACAAATGACCTTATCAATTTTAAGGTGGATTTAAGCGGGGACAGCTCTATCTAAGTTTTTCTGCTGCGGATAAATCAAGGAACATTCGCAGTACTATCGGATAAGCAGATAATGGCATGTGCGGGTATGCGCTATGGTGTATTTAAATACATTGAGGTTGATTGCTGTTTGTCCAGCAGGTGATCTGTAGCGCGATAATTGCCGCGATTTTTCACGATAATTCAATTTTCGACTATTTCACATTCAACCCGTAATTAGGTCTAATTTGAAACGCTTTCCAATAGTTTAACTCCGTTGGATCTAGTTGTTGCTCACTCGATGCTGTTATATTCAGTCTTGAGAGATGTCAGCGTACTCTTAATTGGTAAAGCAGACTGCGCCATGCGCTGTGTATGTGGGTTCGACTCCCTCCGCTGTCATCTCTCATTTGAAGTTAGTTACACTCCATATATTACGAATTAGCTCATATAAGGACTTATGATGTCTCACCAAATTCTCGAAGCATTATTCATGCAACAACGTATCCAAATCATGCATATTGGGACTCATTTTAATGAGTATAGTGACTCTTACTTGTACGCTTGGTATGAGGGTGTTTACCCCATAAGTGAAGACTCTGACGGTAGTGTGATGAAACGACCTCATGAGGCTTATGAGGTCTTTTTTGAGGTAAGTAAAGCTAAGATAAAAATTTTGCGAGATCACTTAGTGTCCTGTTGGGAAAATAAGACAGTCCCTACTTTCTATGAGCTGGAAGAAGAGTTTGGCGTTAGTAGTCATGTTAATGGCACGCATTTCGGGGTTGAATGGTCAAGAGATGATTTATTGCACGTATGCCGTTATTACTTTTTAGAAAAGCATTTTGACAAATCATTTTGGTCTACTTTGCTGACACCTTTTCAACATCCATCAGAAGCGGGGTTTATTGTTCAGCCCTTCGATCGCGAAGCTGATATCTACTTTATGTGGTAATACTAAAAAAGGTAGGTAACGAGTGCAGCTCGTACGGAGGATTAAGCTGCAAACATTACCTACCAATTCCCTCAACTCTTTATAGTCCCATTTCAGCCAATAATGCGCTTCGTGTGGCCGTTAACTCTTCAAGCTCGACTTGCCCGTAAATCTTGTTTACACGGCTACCGTAATAACCATCACCAACACCACCTTGCATACTGTTAATGGTCATTAACTTTTGAAGGCCAATGCGTAGGTCTGTAGGAAGTTCAGTGGGTAATGCTGCCATTACTTCGGCTTGCTTAAGTTGCCACATGGTGCGACCTAGCTCAGTAATTCTGGTTTGATGTTCTTTTAAACCAAATTCACGCCAAGATTTTATCTTAGCTTCGACGTTCGTAATTAATTGAGCACAATCGGCGTATGCCGCTTCTGCTTGTTGGAAAGTTTGCTTGGCCATGTCGTAATCAGCGTCACTAATTGCATTACGCATTTCTGACTGTGCACTGTCCATACTGAGTCGATTAGCATTTAGACGGGTTGTTAATTCAGGCAAACGTGTATTACGTAGATCTGCTGCTTCCTGATTTTTTTGCTCAAAGTTCGCGATAGCTTGCTGGTAAGCGGTGATAGCATCTTGGATTGGCATCATTAGCTCCTAGAAATCAGTAAATTTATGGTTTTTTGACGTTACAGCTCAGGCACGATTAACAGCTCAAACTTGCCTTTAAGTTCGTTCTCAACGGTTACGCCATTTTCATCAATAAACTGGCGTTCAAGGAGTTTGAGTGCTGTTTGTTCTAAGCTGGACGGTATTACAAGTAAATTGGGGTTAACCTTTAGCTTTTTGCCACCATCAGACTTGAATGCTTTCATTTTCTGATAGCTATCCCAAAGGCTTTGGTATGTCAGTTCTCGCTGGTTAGCAAAGGCAAGTTGCCAAAAGCCGAATCCGGCCTCACAACGAATATCTGCACCAAATTGATATTCATTCTTTGTCCATGCTGCTGGATCGGTTGGATTGAACAAGGTATTTAATGCAAGGGCACGGCGTTCTTGGTAAATCATGGGCTTTAATGGCTTAGTGGTATCCAGTAAAAACCATGTATCACCAAAGTAATTAGCATCTGTTGCTACGTTGGCGACAGAGGTTACAGCACCTGTGCCATCATGCTTTTCATTAACCGGATGAGCTAAATCAAAAAAGTTTTGTCCGTCATAACAAGCTGAGTTAAAGCCTGAGGTGAACAACTGGAACACCAGTTCATCGGGAAACTCACGCGCATTTTGAGCGAACATTTCTACCATAGGTAAGAATGTGCCAATGGTGTCATCCTCTACATCTTCACGGCTTATACCAACGGTATTCTCGAAGGTACGGTTAGTGATGGTGTAGCCATGTTCTTTAATGGAATGAATGACACGTGCACCAATCCATTCACGCATAGTTGGCATAGCGCCAAGCCATCCGTAAGTATTAAAGCGACTATTGCTGGTTACAACAGTGGCAACCTTCATATATAAAGGCTCTGCTTGCAGTAAACCTTGCTGAAATGCAGCATCTACTTTCGTTCGTAGTGTTTGCAAAATTGGGGCAGTAATTACGGCCATGCTCTTATCCTCAGATTGGCTTTATATCGAATTTAAAAGGACTTTAAACGCTATTGGGTTCGATTAAGTTGGCGTATTTGCGCAACGATGTTATCTATTTGTCGTCTGCTAAATCCATGCTCTTTTGCAAGCTCATCGGCGTTACGGCCATTAAAAGCTTGATAGATGCGAAGGTTGCGTATGAAACGCAATAGTGAGCTGCCACGGGGCAAATAGATGTCACGGCCACCAAGGTAAATTGAGATGTCAGTAATGAGTTTTTCAGCCAATAGCGGCTTATCGAGCTTTTCTTTTGCTAAGCGGTTATCAACAATGCTCACGAGTTCGGCCAAGTTTTTAGGCCATTTCTGCTTAAGCTGATTTAACTGTTGAGTATCAAGCGAGTCGAGGTCGAATTGTTCATCATTTAAGGGCATCACACATTCCAAGTAGACGGTGTTTGTTAGCCCTTATTAGATGATATCGGGAAGAATTTCAGGATAAGAAATATTTCAGGAAAGATGAGGGATTAAGTATCAAAAATATCATTAATTACCAATGTCATCGAACGATTACTTTTCTAAACTCTGCATATTGTGGATCTCTTAATGCCTCTGATTGACGTATATAACAAGAACCAGAGTTATTCGAATAAGCAATACCTTTTAGCCGCCAAGTAAGCACTGATGGCCATGAGCTTGGAATAACATTCACTTTTTGACAATGCATTAATGACTGTTCGTGTTGCTGAAACTGCTCTTTATCAGCAGTTTTAAAACGTGTGTCACCATTAGGTTCAACTCCATCAAAAATAGCATAGTTTATCTTATGTCTAAATTTCGGTTTATTCGCTTTTATCGCATCAAATGAATCAGCAATCAACCTTGCTTGTTCGGGAGTTCGTACAAAAATATTAGCTCGACAGTTCAGTAACTGGTGTTCATTTATAGCCTTAACATCTCTCTGATTCGTTATGTTTATCCAACCATTTTTATGTGGAATATTATAAATATGGCCGTCATAGCTTAACATAATAATTTTATCTGTTAACGGCAATAGCAATATGTTACCTGCAGAGCCAAGACCAAACGACATACCTTTTGTTCGAGCATTCTGTAAATACCATCGGTTAGTCTGTATTGCAGGATCGTCAGAAGTGATGAAGTCCAATTTAGTCTTATTGTGTAGCAAGCAAACTTTTAAGTCTGAAAGAATATCTATATATTGTGAAGATCGGCGAACAGACGCTTGTACAGCCTCTTTCAGTTCAATTTTGTATGCATAAGCTTCATCTCCAATCGCTTCATTCATCCCCTTCATAAGCTCAATATCACGCCTTGAAGCCGCCTCGGTTCTGACATACTGTAAAAGCCAAAAAAACTTTAAAAACTCTCGATGTTCATCAGATAATTTATAGCCAACTGATTTTATTTGCTTAATAACGGATGAATACTGACCTTCTATTGGCTGAAAAGCCTTTTCAAGAGCAAGGTCATCACCATAAAAATAATTTTTTGAACATTGATTTTTTATTGGAGCCCCTTGAATAAACTTTCCACTATCAATATTGAATAAATTTATTGCTGAGCCAGAATCACTTGCTGAAAATTGGCGTAGGTAGCATTGAGGGACATAATGTTGATTTTTATTACTTGCCATATAACCTCAAAAGTTGAACTTGCTTTAGTTGCCTAGAATTTAATTATCCATACCATTTCTAAAAGTGTCGTCAACAACAGTACTCTTACAAGTATGACAGTTCCAAACGCCTTGAATGTTGCCCTTATTGATACAGCGAATGAGTTTATTACTGGCATCAAAACACTGTTGGCAAAAAGGCCCATCTCTTTGCCCATCTTTAATTTTCCAGTAAAAAGGCTCTTCCCAAATAAGGTTATCTTTTAATTCGAGTTGTGCTTGAAGGCTTCTAATTTCAGCGTCTTTAGCGGCTAATAGCTCGGTAATGCTGGCAATTTCAATCCTTGCATCAGCTAAGTTACCAATCAGATCGGCTAATTTAAGCTTAAACTCTGCTTGATCGAGTTGTTTCTCGCCGTCTTTGATGAGTCTAGCAACATCCGTTGCTGTTTTGATGCTGGTTAAAGCCGCGCTTACCATTGCTATGTCTACCATCAGAACTTATCCACCCTAGTTTGAAGAACTAAAAGATAAGTGCCATCGTAGCAACAGCGGCGACAACATCAAGTGCAATAGCGTTTAAATCCCGTTTAAATCTTTCTTAAAGCGTTTAACTAAAAAAAAGTGCGCCATGATAAGCAGTCAAAACAAACACTGCTTAAAATGGCGCTCAGGGCGTTGTTATACGTGGGTGGTTTGGAGGGCGCGAACTTGGGTTAAGCCAACGGATAACAGCATTTGAATGCAGTTCAGTTGTCTAACGATGTGCTTAGGTGAGATAGCGTGTAAATCTTTGGTTTCATCAATGAGTGATGACAACAGCTCAAGCAGTTCAATGCCTGTTTCAATGTCATCCGTACCGCCACAGCCCATGAAAAGTAGGTTTTGATGTTGGTTAATCGCATCGAGTAACGGTTGATTCATCGGTTAGCACTCCTTAATCAATTCTGCGGTAACAACGGGTTCTCCTAGCTCTTGGGCTAAGTTCATGGCTCGGGATACGAGGTTATTAACAATTTGCGGGTACACCATGCTAAAGCCAGTTTCTTTAGTGGTGAGTCGATTTTTAATTGCAGCGTAGCAATCCTCAGTCATGATCTTACCTATTTGACCGCCAGCCCGTTCAAACTTGTGAGTAATGTAAGCGCCAATTTCACCGTCTAAATTAGGCACATGCTCAACCATACAACGGCGTATGAACTCCCTTAGCTGGTAGTTCTTGCGCTCGTTAAGCTTGATGGCTAGCTCGGTTTGACCTATAAGCACAATGCCCAGCAGTTTGGAAAAGCCATCTTCTAATTCCCAAAAGCGTTTCAAATACTTTAAAACAGGGATACTGAGATCGTGGGCTTCTTCAATGATCAACACATGACGCTGACCGCCTTTAGAAGCAATTCGAAGCAGGTTCTCTACTTGACGGGCCTTGGCTTCCATTGAACGTCTTGGCTTCTCTTCACTGATATCTTCGATAATGGCATCACAGAGCATGGCCGCCGTGGCGACAGTTTTATCAATAATTCTGGGCTGAATAACCGAAACATCACCATCCTGAGCTAGATCTTCTAGCAGCTGCTTACGCAGTACACTTTTACCTGCACCAGAATCACCGACTAAGGCTAAGATCCCTTGGTGTCTTGCGGCATCACGCATCGCTGCGAGAAGGTAGCGGCTATCTTCACTTAAAAACACATCCTTAGCTTCACGAATGTCATTTAAGAATGGGTTTTTAAACAGTTTAAAGTGCTTTAAGCTGGCATGTGTTAGCATTATTGTCTCCAGATTTAACTCGTCTTCGTGTGGTTTGGTTTGGAGTATCGTCTGGTCAGGGTTGGCAGACTCTGACCAGACACCCTCTATTTCAATGTCTTTGCGTTGTAAAAAGTGGTGAACCTCATCCATAAATTGTGCTTGTTTCCTTTGGGGCAATACGCCGTGCTGCAAGGCTTTATGCACTATGGGGTATTGAAATGACATCTTCGTCACAAGATCACTTATGGTATATCCTGCCTCATAAAGCCGCTGTTTGAGCACAAGCATCATCGCCTCCTAAGTCATTAATGAACTGCTCAACTTGCTTACGGGTAAAGCCCGTATGGTAAGCTTGCTTAAGTGCCTCCTTATATGGCTGTAACGCCGCGCCTTTTAGACCTAACGATTCCGCTAATAACTTCCACGCTTTAATGTCAGACAATGGCGGCTCATTAATGTTTTGCATATCAACAAGTAAAGGCTGGCCTTTACGCTGCATAAAACTGGGTGGGGTTTGTTGCTTGATATCGGCCATGGCATCAATCGCACCATTAAAGGCCACCTGACGGACTCGGCCTTTGCGGCTCTTTTTAATCTCAAGAGGATCACTCGTTCCCCAAGCCGTTTTATCCATCTCTTTTTTGCGGCGTTGCGGCAGGGTGTCTGCTATAGCGCGGTAATTCTCACCATAAATCGGCGCGTTGATATTAAAGCCAGCATCGTCTTTTTCCATGGGTTCAACGATATAGCTATGAATTTCACCATGCTCATCGATTACCTCAACATCAATTGCTGGGCAGCGATATAGATTCACACTAACATAGACTTTTTCACCTGCATGTACGCCTAAGTGTTCAAGGGAATAGGTCATTGAGTTATGCGCCTTACTGGGGACAAAGGTGATACTCAGATCATTCGCTTTAACAGTGCGCTCAACTCGATCTGTCTGCACAAAGCTACGCATAACCTCGGCATCCGGCGCAAGTCGCAGCTGCTCAGGACGAATCGTTTGGTATAGGCCATAACGGGTTTGCCCATGCCTTGTGTGTTTAAACTCACTTTGAAACCCAATAGACCAGAGTGTTGCCATAGCATTGAGTTCTTCAATGCTATTAACTGCTTGGAAAGCTAGGCGTGATTCAAACTTCTTTTCGATCACATTATGCATGCTCTCTACCTGACCTTTAGCCCAAGGTTTACCGGGCGTATGGACAAGGTGATTGACACTGAGCTTATCCAATAGGCGTCTTGTCATCGCGGCCATGTTAGCCGAACCTGCATCCCAAATGAGGATAAAGGGCACTCCGTGCATGAGTTCACTACTTGAACGCTTGCTAAAAGCTTCAATTAAAAATTGTGTAATGGCCTCCACGCTTTCACCAGGCGACAAAATATAGCTTAAGTGAAATGCGCCGCTGTAGTGGTCAGTGACAAGGTAGCGCAGCACTCGATCATTCTTCACCCGTTCTAGGTTTGCAGGCTTGTTTTTGTAGAATTCTGACTCTTCCATGACCTGTAAACCCTCTTGGTTTTTGAGGTAATACAGCACACAGATTGAGACGTCGAATTGCCACACATGATTAGGGTGAAGGCTGCGCATACTGCGCGTAATAGGGTTAGCGTTAAGCTGCTTGGGATGAACATTGAACTCGTCCATCTTCCTGAGCATTGTCGATGCAGAGCACTTATTGGCTAAGTGACCATTGGCATAGGCGATATCAATCGCATCCTCAACCGACATCAGTGATTTACTGTTTTGACGTTGAGATTGGCGGATTAAATTTGATACCCAAGTCGCTTCTTCCAAAGTCACCCGAGATAGGCCGCGATCTGAGCGTTTTTTACGGGCAGAAGACCAGCCAACTTGCGATAACTTTTCATAAATGGAGCTGCGAGTTAATCCAAGGAAATTGCAAGCACGGTTAACAATAGCGCCTTGCTGACCATGCCCCGCTGAAGCTAACTCTTGGGCAATACCATCCAAGTATTTAATCTGTTCCATAGGCAGTGAGGACATCATAATGCTGATCCTTGTTGATACATCATCAGCTCATTATTGAGGGCAGTGATAATGGTTTGATCAAGACCGACTCGGGCGCTACCTTCCATCATCCGCGAGATAATGTCGTGCATACTGCCGTGGTATTCGTCATCAAGATCACATGGATGGTCAATGGCTTGAATTGCAGCAACCGCATCTTCAAAGGCTGCTAGCCCCTTGAATATCTCGTATTTTGCATTAATGATGGCTTGGCTTAATACTCTGTTGCGCTCGGCTTCCAATTGCTTTATTTGGGCGGGAGTTCCTTTGCCTTTAGCTATCTCTAAGGCTTTTTCAAGTTCATGGATTTGTTTGCCTTTCTTCTCTAAAAGCTGGTCGGAAGCTTTAGAGGATAGTTCTAAGTGCTCAAGTTTTTCAGTGAGTTTTTTGGACTCGGCGCGGTGTTTGGCGGCCATTTCTTCAATGATATCGAGTGCTTCTTCTTTACTACCAACAGTCAGTTGATCCCCGTCTACAATAGCTTTTAGCTCGTTTTCAGGGAACTGACGTAAGCGGCGTAAGTCACGAATCCCCATACCGATGGATTGCATAGCTTCCAGTGCTTCCTTACCAAACAACTCTAAATTTTTCAAACGCTCGTCGATATTTGATTTTGACTCGCCGATCAACTGACAAAACTCCGCCCATGTTCCTGTCAAAATTTCTCCATTCGGCAATTTCATACCTTTAAAATATTTATAATCCTTTGTTTCTTTTACTTTTTGAAGGATTTGCAAACCTCCGACCGTCGTGAATTTCTCCATTGCCTTAGCCATTTGAACTTGGCCGACTAAGATTGACACACTAGCCGTCTTATAATGTTGATCACCCGTCAACATCCCTTCAACAACCGTCTCGACAATGGTTTTAGACTCTTGCTGAGCTTGTTGACGAACTCCCATTTCAATGGTCTGCTCAAGTTGTAGCTTTTCAGCTAATTTATTCATAATACTTCCCCTGTAACTTGTTCATATTCTTCATGGAGTTTGGCAACCATACGACGGCGCTGATTCTCATGCTGGTGGGCGATATCGACTAACTTGGTTGACATACACCAACGCTCACTACGGTTATCAACGGGAATAGCACGTAACCATCCCAAACTCTCCCAAGTACGTAATAAGCGATAAATAGTTGTGCGGCGATAACCTGAATAATCCAAAAGTTCATCCAGTGTTAACCCATTGAGTCCACTGTTAGACACAAGATGAAAAAGTTTGATTGCCTTAAAAACGGTGTCGTTATCTTCCAACTTATTGTTATCGTTAAACATCCACTGTCTCCCTAAACCTTGGCCATTTAATGCTTGCCGTTTCCATTCAAAAGCCATCCCGACATAACAATGGGTTAATCGCCATAGGCCACCATTGTCACTAAGTGGGACAAACTCAATCCAGTTTGAGCGCATAAAAGTCAACAAATGGCGATGAATGGCACTTTTAGAACATCCAACTAACTCCTGTAGCTGCCCAAGTGATAAGCCGTTATCGCTGGCGGCAATATATTGAAAAATTACCGCAGCCACTTTTAGTGTCTTGATGTGATTGCCATTAGAGGGTTGATAGCTCATTTGACTTTCCTCTGGAGCTTAAAGTAGTGGGAAAGTGAAGATCGACTCGGCGTTCGTTCAACACCGAAGCGCTGCTTTAAACACGCTAATATTTCTATTTGACTCAAGTAGTCTAAATTCAGGATGAATTGCTCTACTTCGGGATCTTGGCTGATTTTAGTAGGGCGCCCTCTCCTGAAGGTATTAGCGCACTGCTTCAGTTCTGGCGTAGGTGATTTATCAAAGTTGAGAGATAGCTTTGCTTCGGTTAGCACAGTTATCGCCTCATGCTGCTCTAAACCTTGTAGTAACTTAGCGATAGCCATAATCAGATATTGGTTATTCATCAAAGCCTCCATCCAGCTCAAGTTGCGGTTGGCTGTGTTGCTCCACGTTTTGGTGATGCCAAGCAACACCTTCAAGTAACTGCGTGAGTGATGAAAGGGTTTCAGCTTGATTGGCACTGCCTTCATAAAATGCAAGGATCAAGCTGACACTTTGCGTAAATGAGGCTTGCAATTGATTAATGTCCACCGCCTTTACCTTGCGGCCAGTTGGGATATCTATCAGCAGCTTATGGGCTGAATGTCCAAGATAACGAGTGACAAAATCGGCACCACAGGTCTGCTCTAATGGGCGGATCATTAGCGCGGGTAATCGGCCTGACTCCATCCATTTATAGATCACCCACTTGTTCGCGAGTCCCATACCATCGGCCACACGATCAACACTGAAGTTATGCTTTTGTCTGGCGACTTCGAGACATAGCTCAATTGCGTGAGGGATAGAGACTGCATTACGTTTAAGTAAACTGGTTCTAGCCATTGGAATCTCCTTTAAACAGGCATTAAACAGCGGTTCCAAAAACATCTGAGGATTGCTCCTTTTCAGTGCTGCTTGGGCTGTTATGCTCATTGTCAACCTCATGCCACTTTGGAGATTGCAGTTATGCCGGATTCATCGACTAACTTTTCTCGTAAAGCTTGGCCTTTAGGGCCGTTACACATGCCCTTAAGCGCTGCTTCAGCGAGTTGGCGAGATATGCCGTTTTCTTTGCACCAACGATTTAAGGACGTGTTTTGGCCAACAAATCCCTGACGAACAGAGATATAGAGATTGATACTTGGATTTGATGCTTGAGAACTCATAGTTTTTTCCTCAGAATAGAGTTAATACATTTGCAAAATTATATTGCAAATTCAAATTGCATTTAAACAACTCAAAAAGAGTTTGTCAACTCAAATGGTGGATTATGAATTCAGTTATTTTATCGGATGATGTTCTAATTCGAATTGCAGGTGTTTTAGGGACTAAAACCGACGGAGAATTAGCTAATGCGTTAGGAGTCGCATCTCAGACTGTTTCTACATGGAGAAATCGAAATAAGGTTCCATATGAGCAGGTTATTGAAGTTTCTAGAGGTTTTGGCGTATCTACTGATTACCTACTTTTTGGTACCGCAAAGGATGAAAGTGATCATCTAACTAAGCAAAAAGCAGTCAGAGAGTGGGCTGAGAACGTTGTGACAGCGCAATTGTTTGGACATATTTACGAAAAGCTGAATGAGGAAATACCACTTTTTGAACAACTATCTAAGGGAGATACTGGAGGTTTCTTTTACGCTATTTGGTCATCATATTGTGCATTAATGAGACAAATCGATCCATCCGATTACAATCCTTCAAACTGGGATAATTTAATAACTGAAGTAGATAAGATATTGGACATGGATATCAGTAGATTCAAGAGTTTAGCGGCAATAACTAAAACTCCCATTGAACGCGCTCATTCTTCTAATGAACAAAATGTAAGAGGAACCACTCAGCATATTACTGGTTCAAATCACGAAATCGCAGGAAGGGATATAAATAAGGGTAAGGTGTAGGATGGAGACAAGCGATGAAGAAACCATTGTAAATCAATATATCAAAGGAATCGGTCATCAAATTGCTGGCCGTGACTTCATCAAGCAAGTCGATATACATACTCAAGGACGAGAACCTATCTTCGATCCTAACGATCCAAATGTGATTGATTGCCCGTTTGGATGTGGTCAAAAAACGTGGTATCACGCTCAAACTTGCCGTAACTGTGATCAACCTGTAGCTCAATATTTTGAATATAAAGAGCAACTGGAGCGCCAACGACAGTCAAAGCGCTTTGGTATGATAGTGAGCCTTGTTATGAACATCATTGCAATGGTTGTTGGGTTATACTTAATCAATCTGAGTGAGTATGTTTTAGCAAATGCCTTTGGGAGTTTACTATCGATGCTCGGATATCCAATACTCGCTTTAGGTACAGTGTTAAACTTGGGCTTAGGGATCAAATACTGGCTTACAAAAGACGATTAAGCTATCTTTAGGTCGTCCCTATCTACCTCATAATTCGGGACGACTCTCCCAAAAGTAATCTTGTCTGTCTTTAGCCAATCTCATCTAGTATCACATTTATCGTGAAATTCACTGTTAATTATCTTGGGTTAGATCAAGCAGGCATAGTGCGCTTGGAAATTCTAATGTAGATAACTTTAAAACGAAAAGTTCTACTTAGCAGCGTCTCTACAGTTGCAGATATGCATCAGGTTGTTAATGCACCGCTTTGCGTTAAATATATTTAAACGGAGTATATGAATGTTACGAATTGGTATCGATCTTGGTGGCACAAAAATCGAGG